ACCACAACTAGTACTTGACATAAGACAGAAAGTTAAAATTAAGAGTACATATCTTGATAAAATTTATCCACAGCTTGATAGAGACAGCAGACTTCGTACAGGTTTCAACCTTCACGGAACAACCTCTGGACGTCTTTCCAGTAGTGGTAAAATGAATATGCAACAGATTCCAAGAGACAATCCAATTGTAAAAGGATGTATCAAAGCTGCTCCAGGCAACAAAATAGTTGCAATGGATTTAACAACAGCAGAAGTATATTGTGCAGCCGTACTTGCAAATGATAAGAATCTTATGAATGTGTTTAAATCTGGAGGTAACTTCCATAGTAACATTGCGAAGATAGTATTTGACTTACCTTGTGAAGTTGACGAAGTTGCAAAACTATACAGTACACAAAGACAGATGGCAAAAGCTGTTACCTTTGGTATCATGTATGGTGCGGGACCGAAGAAGATTAGTGAACAAGTTACAAAAGACTCTGGTACTTATTTTAGTATGAATGAAGCAAGTGGTGTTATCAAAGATTACTTTGAACAGTTTGCAGGACTCAAGAAATGGTTAGATGACCAGAAGCAGTTTATACAAGATAATGGATTTATTTATAGCCATTTCGGAAGAAAGAGACGACTACCTAATGTATTCTCTACAGATAAGGGAATCGCTTCTCACGAAGTAAGGTCTGGAATCAACTTTTTGGTACAGTCAATTGCTTCTGATGTCAATCTTCTTGGTGCTATAGATACCCATAATGAAATTATCAAACGAAACAAGACGAAAGATATGAGAATCTTTGCCTTAGTTCATGACTCAATTCTCGCAGAAGTGAAAGAAGAAGATGTTGATGAATATATGGAAATAGTACAAAACTGTATTGAAAAAGATAGAGGTATCTCAATACCTAACTGCCCAATTGGATGTGACTTTGATGTTGATGAAGATTATTCACTTGGCAAGTTCAAGGCAAAGTATGAATCTGAATGATGTTGAGTTTCCAGTCTATGTAATACACACAGACGAAGTTGAAAAACGAGATGGAATATTGTGGTGCGAGGGACAGGTAGTAGATGATACTAATGTCTCTGGCTACACGATAGGTCAGCGAAGATTAAATACACCACATAAAAATTTATATGAGTTGAGACATATGATCGATAACTTTGTGGACTTATCAAAGCATAGAAGGAAGTTCTTTGTAGATTCAGATGGAAAATTCTTTCGATACGAAAAAAGTACAACAGCTAAGTTGTATTATAGTAAGATAACGAAAGTAATAGAAAAGGATATAGTAACATTAATATATGTTGAAAATGTACCTTTCCCATTTGAACTAAAAAGACCTCCTGAACCGCTACAGAAATACGCAGGAGTACTGTACATAAAAGATATACCATCTTACTTGTACGAACTCTCAGAAATTAAGAAGAAAAATACTTGGAGAAAAGTATGAAAATAGTAATAGAAATAGATACTGATAACGAGCAAGACTTGCAGACAGTAGAAGAACTCTTAGAGTTAATAAGGAATTTAAGATGATCAGACAAGCATTAAATGCACCATATTGGTATTCTAAAAATAGGTTGAGTGATGATATATGCGATGAAATAATAAGACTAGGTAAAGAGTTAGAACTAACAGAGGCAGGTATTTTTGGTGCAAATGCAGACAAAGTAGACAATAAAAAACTAAGAGTAACTAATGCTGGATGGTTTCCAAAAGGACATACAATAGAAATGTTAATACATAACCATGTTGCTTTAGCAAATTTAGAGACAGGCTGGAATTTTAAAATTACAGGAAAAGAGAAAGTACAGTTTGGTGAGTATAAAACCAAAGCATTTTATGACTGGCACACAGATAGTGTGTGGAATTATAAAGTACCTTTTCGCAAACTTTCAGTAACAGTAAATCTCTCAGACCCTAGAGATTATGCAGGAGGCAATTTTGAGATGAAGAACGTAGAAGGTCACCAACTAAAAATGCCTATGGGTCAGTTTAGGCAGCGGGGTACAGTAATAGTATTCCCCTCGTTTTTAAAACATAGAGTAACAGAAGTCACTAGAGGGACTAGGTACTCATTAGTTCAGTGGTTAAATGGCCCTGATTTTACATAGGAGAAATTATGAATATATGGAGATTATGGGCAAAAAGTTTAGGAGAAAAAGTTGGACATGACAGAGAAGCTGATTATGTTGCTATGTTTAGGAGTTGTATTGTGTTACTTAACGTTATTACTTGTTGCTTTATTATAGCAAATGTAGTAAGACACTGGGATATAAATCCAAGTACAGAAGTTGTAGAACTAAAATGCTATTATACTTATCACGGTATCGAGCACTGTATAACAGAAGACGAGTTTAATGAAAGCAGTCCTGAGTAATAGGATATTCATAGAAGTAACGCAGGATTATCAAGCAAAGCTTGACGAAGAACTTACCTATAGTATACCGCCAAGACGTCCAACAGACCCACCTATCATCATAAAGAATATGGGCATAATCCGAGCAGGTTTAGTTACTTTACCTATCGGAAGAACGGATTTGATACCAAACGATTACGAGATTGTCGATAAGAGGAATGATGTACCAATCAAAGGTTACCACTTTAAGTTTGAGTTACGTCAATCCCAGCAATCGGTATATGACGACATCCAAGGCAGTGCTATAATTAACGCTTGGGTCAGTTGGGGAAAGACATTTACAGCTTTAGCTATCGCAAATAAGCTAAAACAGAAAACGCTTATAGTTACTCATACTGTAGCGCTACGGTCGCAGTGGGAAAAAGAGTGTAAGAAAGTCTTCGGGGTCTCGGCGGGTGTGATAGGTTCGGGTAGATTTGAAATCGATAAGGACATTGTCATTGGCAACGTGCAAACTTTGTACCGAAATCAAGACAAAATCGCAAAGGAGTTCGGTACTATTATATTGGATGAAATGCACCATGTAAGCAGTCCAACTTTTACACGGATTATTGACTCTAACAGGGCTCGTCATAAGATCGGTCTGACAGGGACAATGCAACGCAAGGATGGAAGACATGTTGTATTTCGAGACTACTTTTCAAATACAGTATATAAACCACCTAAAGAAAATTATATGGTGCCTCGCGTTGAAGTAGTGAGAAGTGGTATACGCTTCATGGATGGAGCGAACATTGCTTGGGCTACTCGAATTAACGAATTAGCGTATGATTGGGAGTACCAAAACATATGTGCAGTACTAGCTGCAGGTTACGCTGCTAAAGGCCACAAGGTCTTGGTAGTAAGTGACAGAGTTGACTTTCTCAAGAGAAGTTCAGCATTAGTAGGAGATAACGCAATTTGCGTTACAGGAGACGTTCCTCACGAAGAAAGAGGAGAGATGATTAAAGAAATATTTACTACAAAAGATATATTATTTGGAACTCAAAGTATATTTTCTGAAGGTATTTCAGTAGATTGTCTTAGCTGTCTAATATTGGGGACGCCCATAAACAACGAGCCTTTACTGACACAGTTAGTCGGTAGAGTCATAAGATTAAACGAAGGTAAACCTCAACCAGTAATTGTAGATATACACCTTGAAGGTCGCACAGCCAGAAAGCAGGCAGGTGCGAGAATGGGATATTACATGAAACAAGGGTACGAAGTTTCCTATCTATAGGACTGAAAAATAGTTCTTGACAAAAGGTTAGATTTTTGATATAATGTTACTCTATAATTGGAAAAAGATAAAAAAAGAAAGCAACGGAAGCGTCAATGATATTTTGACAATCCTACACATCTTGACATACAAACTGCCTCCAGTTAATAGGCACGATAGAATATACAAGTTCTGGCAAAAAAGTTTTCATGGGGATAGTTTCCTTGTGAATCCTGAGCCTTTGTTTATTCAAAGAAGGAGATATTCTGATAGCGAGATTGCACAGTACGCAGGTATCGCGTCATTGCGCAACTATTACGAATATCAAAAAACCAAAGATACCACTCTAGACTTCCTTTACTTTAGTAGGGAAGACATAATAGAAAGCAACAGATTACTTTGGCTCGAAGGGGATCGTATTCACTTCAAGTTCGAGGAAATCAATAAAGGAGAAATAAAATGGCAATAAGTTTTAATCAAGCCAAGGGCGAAGCCCAAAAGAACAAAATCGACAGCTACCAATATGTAGAAGGCGATAATAAAATAAGAATAGTCGGTGACATGTTACCAAGATATGTATACTGGCTAAAAGGTGAAAACGGAAAGAATTTACCTTTCGAGTGTTTGTCATTCGACAGAAACACTGAAGCATTTACTAATGTGGAAAAAGATTGGGTAAGAGAATACCACCCAGAACTAAAATGTGGTTGGTCTTATGCAATTCAATGTATTCATGACGGTAAAGTCAAAGTCTTAAATCTTAAGAAGAAACTACTAGAACAAGTAATGGTAGCCGCGGAAGACCTCGGAGACCCAACTGACCCTGAAACTGGGTGGGATGTATGCTTCAAAAGAGTTAAAACAGGACCGATGGCTTACAATGTTGAGTATCAATTACAAGCATTAAAATGTAAACCAAGACCTCTAACTGAGTCAGAGCAAGAGTTAGTAGCAGATCTTAAGTCTATGGATGAAATCTTAACAAGACCAACTCCAGATGCACAGAAAGAACTTCTGGACAGACTAAGAGAAGGTGCTGATAACTCAAAACCAGACGAGTCAATCTCTGACGAATTTGACATTAGTTAAGGCACATTATGATTCTATTTACAGCAGACTGGCATATTAAGCTGGGACAAAAGAATGTTCCTATGGCATGGGCATGCTCACGTTATAAGATGTTCTTTGAACAGATAGAAGAAGCTGTAGAGAAGCATGGGGTCACATTACATATCATTGGCGGGGACTTGTTTGATCGAGTCCCTTCCATGGATGAACTTACTTTGTATTTTGATTTTATTAAAAATACAAAAGTAGAAACAGTTATCTACGATGGTAATCACGAAGCTACAAGGAAACATAGAACATTCTTTGATAATTTAATCAAAGTTACAAGTCAATTGAATCCTTTAGTAACTGTAATTACTGATACATATCGTAGTAGAGACTGGGCAATTCTACCCTATGCAGATTTGCACAAGAAGAATAGTATAGAAGATATAGATACAGAAATACTATTCACACATGTAAGAGGAGAGATACCTCCACATGTAGTACCCGAAGTAGATTTAGAAAGATTTGATAAGTTTAAAACGGTTTATTCAGGAGACTTACATGCTCACGAGAATACTCAAAGAAATATTGTGTACCCTGGAAGCCCTATGACTACATCATTTCATAGAAATATTGTAAAGACTGGTTATTTAATTATAGATAATAA